TCATCTCGTCAGGAATGTCTTCCCACAAATCATCATCGTCATCTTCTAGTTCATCTTCACGTTCAACGACAAATGGGCTAGGAAAGTTCCACTCTGGTAATTGGTTTAAGACAATGTCAAATGCTTCTGCTCTGGTAAATCCTACGCGCTGATAAGTTTCTAATAACATGTGCGCTTCTTTTGCGATTGCAAGCATTGGCGATAAGGGTTCTGCCATAAGAATTAATTCGGGCTCGTTGACATCTTCTTCCATTGAGAACCCCTTTCGCGTAACTTAGGATAGCGTTTTATTTAAGAGGATGCGATAAATCTCATCCACTCTAGATTCCAGGCGTGTCACTTGATCTTTAACGCTGGTGCCACTGTTGGGCTTGAGTTCAGCCAGATAATGCTTAACAAGGAATTGGACGAGCGCTGCCATGCCGCCTAACGCGCTAAAGCTCACGCTGATAATGGCAATCCAACTCCCCAGGCTCACTTCTTTTTCTTCTTCCGCTCAATCTCATCTAGGCCAGCCTCAAGCGCATCGGCAAGAATGTCATCAAGGTCTTTGTTGGCCTTATGAGCTTTGATAGCTGCGCGTAGCATTGGGATAGCCACGATAGCGGCAATAGCCATAACTGCTGTCTGCCAATCCATTATTTGTCCAATCCAAGGCGCTTGATTCGTGCCTTTACTTCTTTAGGGCTTTCGGTTATTTCAAAGTGCATTTCGTCTTTTCGGTTTTTGTAATCCCCACCCCAACGTAGGCCGTACTTATTGCAAAGCTCTCGAATAACTGTTTCTTGCTCTGGGCGAAATGTCCCTTTTGCGTTTAGCGGATGCTTGAGTGCATTAACATCTACGGCAGTGCCGGAGGCGTGGTTGCTAAGCATGTCAGTTGATCCACGCACTTGGCGAAAGGCATAACCCCAATCGTCCTGGCCTTTGTCAATCTTCTCTACCTTGTCATTGAATTCGGCTAAGAATGCTTTGAAGATAGGCGCAACCTTTTTAGTCACGGCAAACTTGGTTTTGCAACCTTCTACTTCAATGCTGATAATGTCAAGGGCATTGCGATCAGGTGAAGCTGGCCAACCGTTTTGGCTGCTTGCCATCTATATCCCACTCCCAATCATCCATGCCAGGTAACACTTCATCAGTGCAATCGCCAGTTAAGAGAGTAATGCTGCTACTTCTTCTTCTTCTAAACCGAGCGCGCGTAATTTGTCAGCAGCACTAAGGCGCTTGGCGACCTTGAGAGCTTCTGCTGCTTCTTGCTCAGCTCGTTGCGCTTCTGCCAGCGCTCGGTCTGCTTCAAGTTGGGCAATTTCCTCATCAGTAAGTTCTACTACTGTCTGCTCCCCAGTAGAGCAATCAACGATCAGTTTGGTTGGCTTGTCCATTCCTTCTCCTTAGCTATTTTTAATTCCGTATAGGTCAAAACGAGAACCGCTCATAATGTCGTAGCCTGAAAAATTTATTGTTAAAGATGATATAGCGGCCGTATTACTTAAAAGTCCAGCCGAGATAGTCTGGTAGGAACTATCGGCGGAAGAAGCGTTACGTTCAGAAACCGAAGTAACGGAAAAAGTTTTGTTTGTTGAGCCAGCGTAATTAGCCATATATATTTCGCCTGAACCAAAAGTATTTGAGGTAGTTAAATCGCTACTATAAAAACCTGCAAACATTTTAGTTGCGCCAAATTGGTTAGCAGTAGATAGGACACCAGTCGTGTAGCCGAACAATTCTGTGTAAGTATTACCGCTTGTTAAAGAGTTTATTTGTATGAGCAAACCCGTATATAAAGCGGATGTGTTGGAACTCCGCGCGGAAACTGTCAATAATAAATCTGTGTACGTGCTAGGGATTCCAGATAAAGTAATAGAACTTTGGTTACTGGTTAATACATTTTTACTAATAGCGACGTAGGTAGGTGTAGGCATTATGCCGCCTTTATTCCGTAGAGAGTGGCTGTGGTTCCCGAGTAAAACTCGTAAGAATTGGAAACAATAAATAATTTAATAGAATTAATCGCCGCAGTATTACGCCATAAATGTACTGACCGCTCAACATCTCCACCACTCCATCGGTTAGAAACTTCCGATAACATAGTTTTGTTTGTAGAACCAGCATAATTAAAAATGTTTAATTTAAGCATAGTTAGATCACCTGAATTAGTTGCTATGCCCCAATAATTTACATTTATAGAAGTTTTACTGCTATTTCTTACGGATGTTGCACTTGTGCCATCTCCGTATATATAAGTATCAGAATAATTACTAGCCGTATCTGTGTTAAATTGCACATAAACCGGTGCACTTGTAGTAGCCCTACCAACAAAAACCAATACCAAATCAGTGTAAGAAGAACTAATTGCACTAAAAGTTATAGAAGTCGCGTTACTTCCTAATGTGGTTGTAGCTATTGGCTCGTAAGTTGCTCCTGCTGGCATTATGCTTCCTTAATTCCGTATAGGGCAAAAGTTGCTGACGTAGCCCAATTGTAAGAAGAACCCTCAATAAGGCTAATACTAGTGATTGCGGCCGTGTTCATCCATAAACCAGAAGCAACCATTACATAACCTTCTCCGTTGTTATCATAACTTCCAAAAGCTCTTAAAGTTTTATTTTTTGTTGTGGACGCATAATCTAAAATATCTATAATAACCACGCCCATTGTGGCGCTGGTTCCTTTTCCTAAATACGGAAAAAAAGCAACCGGACTAATTTTGTCATTATTAGCTGCTCCCGACACGCTCGGTGTTGCGCCATTTCCTCGTAAATAATGATTTGCGTAATTAGTCCCGGTATCAGAATTAAATCGAACATCTAAATTTGATTCAAAGTTAGTGTTTTGTGTGTTTTTTAATAATGCTCTGATTTGTAAATGCTTGAACCCACTAGGTATGGAACTAAAAGTAACCGTAGTGCTTGAACCCGTTCCTGCGCTTGTGGCAATAGATTCGTAAGAGCTGAGAACCGCCCCACCACTACCTACTTGACCAGCAACTAATGCACCAATCATTAGGCGATTGACCCCACAACTGTCCAAGCGTTTGTAGCGGTCTTGATAGCAACTGCGGTTTTGTACTGAGCAACAGTCGGGGATGCTGATACCGCCCCCGCGCTGGTCACTGTGGTTGTTCCTGGTGTTACCGCATTGATTGTCAATAATCCTGCGCCAGTGTTAAGAATGGTAATTGCTGTTCCAGTTGGGAATGCGTAAGTCGCATCTGTTGGAATGCTTACTGTCTTAGTGCTTGCGTTGGTGGTAATAACTAATACCTGGTATTGATCAGTAGAAGCAAGCGTGTAAGTTGCTCCACTTTGTGAGTTAAGTGTGTATGTGACAAGGCCATTGAACATGGCAGCCGTCATCACGTCACCAGTGCTAGCGGGAAATCCAGTTGCCATTATTTGTTCTCCTTAGGGTTAATATGATAATACATTGGTGCCTAAAATGCCGTAATTGCTGTTACCGATGATGAAGCCATCAATGATGGGCTCCAGGGTTGTGAAGGTTGTTTTCCATTGTCCAGGCCGGACATCATGTGCCACGCCAAATATCTGGAAGGTCTTTTGCAAAGTAGTGCCATTGGGTTGGGCTTGCTTGATGGTCACTGGGGCAAAGTAATCCAAAGTAAGAGCTGCGGTAACGCCGGTGGCGTAATTAGCCGTAGTCAAATCTAAGGTGATGGCATCTACTCTAATGCTGGTGTCTTTACGGCTGGCCACGTAAGCCTTGGCATAGTCAAGCGCCTCACTGGTGGTCTGCATCAATAAATCACTGACATTGTAGGAATGCTTGAAGTAGGTGCTAATGCTGGTCGCATCGCTGGCAGTCTGCTTGGCTAAGCCGGTAGCCGTTACGTTGGCCTCATTGAAGATTTGGGCATCATTGAGAACCCATTGGAGGTTGGAGTAGGCAATACCCGTTCCATCATCAGCGAAAGCAGTTGGCGTATCGCCAATGGATTTGGTAGTGAGATTCCTGTCCTGGAATACCACCTGCCCTGAGGCATCCATGTATAAAGCCCCGTATTCGGTCGTAGCAACCGTTTGGAGGGCACTGAGAGCCGTTCTAGTGGTTCCTGGGTCAGCCTGGACGGCAGTAAGCCCTGTGTCCACGTCACGCATTCCAGAAGGCCATCCGACTTGGGTCAGAATGTCATTGATGCGGTTGCCTGTGGTTTCACCAGCAGTTGCACCAAATACGCTGGTAATGGTGCTGAGATTAAGGAGCTGGAAACCATCAACGGCAGTGATGGTGGTGTAGGAAACCTGGCCAGTGTCACGGCTTTGCGTGTAGTTATAGCCGGTAATGTAACCGCTAAACATGTTGTGCTCTAAGCCGGTGGCTGGGTCTATGGCTGATAACTGAATTTTGCGTAGTGGCTGCAATAGCGTGTAGTACGGGCTGGCAGGGTTTTGAGGGTTGAAATCACCGTTTTGGTCTGCTATCTGGATGCTAGCCGTGCCAGTCTGAAATACATCTGAAAGAGGGTTGCGACCTCGATTAACCCGAGCTGACATGATCTCAGTACTGACATCAACAATCACTGAGCTGGCATCTGCTAAAACATTAGTGCCAAGAATGCCTGAACCGATAATAAAAGCCTGGCCAAATGAAGCGCCAGTGCTGAAGTTAATGAGGCACTTGAGTGTAGGTAAAGCCATTAGCTGCCTGCGTAACTTGTACTCCACCCGTTACGAGCAAACTCCTGTTGTGCTTGCTGTACGGCTGAAAGGAAATCTTGAGTACCAAACGCGTTAACCGATACGTTCATGACGTTCGTGTTGCCACCTAACGCTAATCTTTCCGTACCAAATGAGCCGCCTCCACCTAAAAATTCTGGTGCCGGTGCTGCTGGTGGCACAACACTTGAAATGGAGGGAGGTGTTGGGGCTGCTCCGGCTCCTGAGCCTTGGTAACCAATTACAATGTTTGCTTGAGCTGCTTTTGTTTTAAGTGCCGCAAGGAAAGCATCAAATGAGGCTAGACCAACCAACCAAGTGTTGTTAAGTAAATCGTAATTACGCTTTATGGCCTCAAACTGGGCTTGGGCTGCATCAATTACGCTGGCCTTGTATTGGCGAGATTCTTCTAGTCGCTTAGCGGCTGCAACGGTCTGGATGCTGTCCAAGTCTTCAGTAATTTTGAACCCTGCTTTGCGAGCATATTCTTCAGCAATGAGTTGATCTACAGTTTTTTTCTTTAGGTCTAATAAATCTTTTTCATCTTCTAGCCTTTTTTTATCTGCTAAATATTCTGCATTTTTTGCTGAAATAATATCTTTAGAAGCGATTTTTGTTATTGTGGCAAGTTTTCGTGTTTCAGCTTGATTTTTGCGAATCTGATCTAAATAAGCTCCTACAACCGGAATGAGTGATACCCAACTTTGTCTTGTACCTTTTCCGGTAATTTTTGCCTGTGCTAACAGTTTAGCTAAACCCTCAATGGTGTCAGCAGTGTCTTGAGCTATTCTGTCAAATGTTTTAGATACGCCATCTACCCCGTCTTGAGCGCCAATGAATAAATTAACCGCATTGACTAAAGAAACACCAATGGTTTCAGCAGCTTCTCCGGCAGCTATTTTTATTTTTTTGTATTGATTCTCTGTTGTGTTTAATTCATTTTTAGCAAAAGCGCCGTATTGGGTTCTAAGTTTTTTAAGGATTTCGCCGGTCTTCTTTTCCTTCATTAGGTTATCGTCAATTTGGAAGCCTAATGATCTAAGAGCTTTGTAATTGCCAGAATAGGCTTTACCTAAAGCAGAAACTGTACGGTCTAAATCCTCGCCACTAGCAACACTGAGAGATAATGCTAAATCAAGGCCGGAGTAAGCATGTGTCAAATTTCCGGTTAATCGCAAAAGTTTTGATAGGGCTGGCCTCAAAGTATCATCAGCAATGCCGTATTGTCTGGACATGGCCGAAATGTTGGCTTCGGCAGCAATCGCGGCAGCAGTGTTAGCTCCTGCAACGCGATCTAAGGTGAATGCTAATTGCCGTTGAGTTCTTTCATCGTCAATGGCTGCGGCAATGCTTTGACGTAAACCTTTTTGCACATAGTAAGAGGCAGCAGCCGTAGCAATGCCCCAATACTTTTTAGCCATCTTGCCATAAAAGCTGGTTTCAGCGCTTAAGGCTTTTAAGTCTTTTCTGGCTGCTTTAGTGGCTTTGTCTTTGTACTCACCAGTAATAATAAATCTAGCCACGTTGCGCCGCCTCTTGGTTGAACCTACGTTGTAATTCTAACTCAGCTTCGTATCTTGCTCGGCTTATATCGTTTTTTGCTTGGCCGGCATCTTCTCGACCTGCTCGGATTAAAGCCCTGCCAGTTCCCTTTCGAATAAAATAAAAACTCTGGATTTTGTCTTTGAATTGAATGCTTGCGTTTGGGTTACGGCTGTTGTTACCCCTTGGGTTCGGCCCAGGCACAACACCGCCTTTTTCATAAATGTTGCCGGCTGCGCTCATCTGTTCTACATAAACAACTTGACCCCAGCCATTGCGAGTGCGGCCTTGCTTGCGTTTTCTGGTTTTTAATTCTGCTCGCATTTCAGCCGCGTTGTATCGTGGGAATATGCGACCTTGGCCATTAAAACCTTTCATTTTTTGACCCGTGATAGGGCCGCTCCAATTGCTTAACATAGGCATTGGGTTTGTTGGTATGTAGCCCCTGGCATTTATTCTAATGCGACCAGCAGCTTTGTTGATGGCTTTGTTTAATTTTTTATAGGCAGTTTCATCAAACTTTTTAAGCGCGGCTTCAAGGTCTTTAACGCCTTCTAACCTTATTACCTCGCTCACTGTTCTTGTGCCTTTCCTCTAGGGCTCCTTTGAGCGCCTTGTACATCCAGTAATCCATCTCAAGCAGTTCATTGGGGCTGATGCCCGTGGCCAGCGCGATCACTGCTACCTCATAGGTTCTAGTGTCGCGCGTTAGCCATTTGGGTCATCAAGCTCAAGTTCTACCAGTTCAATGGTGTCTAGAAAGTCATCACCAAACGGTTTTACTGTTTGAGTTTTCTTCAGGCAGAGCCACGCTAAATAGTAAATGTGCTCTTGCTTCTCTTGGTCGCGTAATACTTTGGCGAATCCCCCACCAACGTACTTTTCAAACGCAACTTCGATAGCCGGAGTTATAGCGTGGCTACTGACTGTTCCATCTTGTTGAGTTATCTTGAGTTTCATTTTTCCCCTTCGGTAGTGCTATTAAACGATGGTCTTGACTACTGCACCAGATACTGGCCAGGTAACTGAAATGGTGGCAAGTTCGCCAACGTTGTAAACCTGTGGCCATTGGGTGATAAGGCAAGTTGCAGTGTACTTTGGATTGTCTGCACCAGTAGTTGTGGTGAATGGTTGGATGACAACGGTGGTGGTTGTTCCAACAAGACCATTGCCAGCGCCAGAACCATTGATGGTTTGGTTCACCTTGCTGGTAGCAAAGTCTGCATTGAAGTCAATGCTAATGGATGAGTTCTCAAGTCCGGCAATATACTTGTGGCCTGAGTCACCCATTGCGGTTACTTCAAGTTGATCGAATTCTTGGTTGATAGTTACGCTTGAAACGTAGGCGCTGAGGTCTACCGAGTTTACGGTTACTTTCGCACCATTACCTAGGAATGTTGCCATTATTCTTTGTCCTTTGCTTTCTTAGTTGCTGGTTCGATATGACCGTTTTCTACTAGATACTCAATGTTTGAGCCTTCTAGTTCCTCGGTTGTGACAATCTCGCCCTTGCCATGTCCAGCGATGAGCGAATCGCCAATTACTTTATATTCCATTTTTAACTCCAACTGGTCATGGTTTGGATTGTTACATCGGCACTCATCAAATCACCTGATGGCAGTGTGAAAAGTTGAGGTGCCGAAACTGTTCTTATTGTATCGGTAGGGCGATTAGTTTTTAATAATGTGATTGCGCTTTGAATAATGTTCTCTAACGCCTGAAGTCCAGCCTGGTTATCCATTGCTGGCACTGTGAAAGTTAAACGTAAATTAGCGCGAGGACTCAGCGCGGTTTGGTTGTTGGTGATCTCAACTGCTGGGTCATCCCAGCCCACAATGCAAGAATTGGCTATTGGTGCATTTGGTGGAAAGCTATAAGTCGCGTATAGCGCGTTATTCGCAACTGCTGATGCAACTGCTTGCCGTAGGGTTACCCAACTCATCCAACAAATCCCCCAACACTTAAATATGGTGCGAGGAGGCCTTTTACACGACTCAGGAGGCTGGCACCCATTTTATATGGGCTCGGTTGGAAATCAATAGCTGTTGCGCCGCCTGATGGCGCGGTCTTGGCTTGAAAAATATCTACGGCAATCATAAGAGCTGCCATGCAAATTGCATCGTAATCTTCCCAAGTTGTATTTTCAGGGCCAGTTACTTTTCCGTAAGGTACAACTGATCGCTTGGTTTCAGTTGTCAATTGTGCATCTACGTAAGAAATCGAGTAAGTGGTGACGGCTGTAATTGTTGAGGAGCCGTTGTAATGAGCACCTACGTTTTCCACGTTGATTGTTTCGCCCACTACTAAATGGTGAGGGTCTTCTGTGTAAATTGTTGCAGTGGTTCCGTTTGCTTCTTTCGCTACTACTAATTGCGTATTGTGTGGCAAATAGGATAAGACAATGGCATTGGCGCTGTCACAGATATTCTGTAGATCAGCATCCGGGTACAAAGTACCCAAGCCCATGGTGGCTTTCAGTTGTGCCACGGTGACTAATGCCATTATCGCTCCCTATCGGATGAGAGAGGCTAGGAAGGGGCTAACCTCTCTCGGTCTAGAAGTTACTTAGGACTTGTTCCAACGGCGTACGCCACCGGCAATCTTTGTTGCGATTGCGTAATAACCATGTAGGCTGACGGTTGTCTGTCCATTGCCCAAAACTTGGACGGTTAGATTTGTGACAGGTGATTCGTAGTATGTAATTGCTTCTGGAGCAATAATCCACATTGAATCATCACCATCTCCTGCACCAACAAATGGGTCAACATAAAGGTTGAGGCCCATAACGTTGCCAACAAGAGAAGTAGCTGAAGCTGCGCCTGTTGCGTTGCTCGGAGCTGCTGCGGTAAACAATGGGCGCTTGCTGCTGTCCTGGAAGCCCATGATCTTGCCCCACCAGGTGGAGTTAGCAACAATGTTGCGTGCGAATGAACCGGCTGCGCTGTAAGCGGCTGCTGACTCAGTAGCAACAAAGCCAACGAGTCCATCAATATCTGCTGCTTGTGCAGTTGCTTGAGTTCCGTCAGTTACGAATTTGGTAAATACCTTCTCATCAGAGATGCGTGCATAGGCACGGCGAAGTTCGCGCATGAGTTCGTTCATGTACTCAGGCGAGCTGCGCTCGATAAGTTCCCATGAGATTGTTTCGCTTTTTGCCAGTTTCTTGACATCTACGGTGATGTAGGTTGAAGTCATTTCGTTACCGGCAGTGGTGTCTCCATCTTCTGCAACCTCAGTGACTTGTGGAGCCTGTG